AGAGAGACTGACATTATACATTTTAGTTATATATTTTATAGGCTATATTCAGTAAATGGAAGATACTGTAGAAGCTACAGAGCGTGTTATTAACTATCCCCTATCAGATACCGATATAAACAAGGTACTGGCCCCGCACCCTACTAAAATATTCGTATATCCAGCCCTAGAGGAGATGAATACTATTGACGACTGCTTTGACTCGGATGGGCGATGTATGATGCTATATCCTACTACCGCAGAAAACCACGGCCACTGGGTATGTATGATTAAACGACCCGATGAGATAGAGTTCTTTGATCCATATGGTAAGGCCCCCGATACCGAGCTAAAGTGGGTAGGCTCTGCTAAACGCCGAGAACTAAATATAGAATACCCAACCCTAACCCGATTGATGAAGGAAAGCGATTACAAGGTTATATATAACGGTTATGATTTCCAGAAAGACACGGCCGATGTAAATACATGCGGTCGCCACTGCGTAGTCCGTTTACTTTACAAGAAGCTACCGATAAACGAATATAAGAAGTTAGTGCTGTCATCTGGTCTACCGCCGGACGAGTTTGTAAGCGGGGTCACATACCTAAAACTTCATAAATAGTGATTGTAAAAACATTTCCTTAATGTATATAAGAAGATGTCCTTTCGCTACAGTTCAAGTGTAGAGACTATGGGTAATAGCAACGAACCCGACATCGTATACTACAACGCCGACATTATTGCGGATGCCTACGATGTGGCCCAAGTTCTAAACGGTATAGACAAGGACCCGCCGATCCGTTTTCAAGAGACCCGTTCAGTACCGTTAATAAACGATATTAGCAAATATATGTTTAGCATTATTCGCTTTACGATGGACGGTGCTGGTAAGGATCTACCTCTGTTTATTCCTAATATCAACGATTCGCAGTCAGATATTAATCTGACGTCGTATTCCATAACCTTAGAGCATACCGTGTATTATGTTCACCCCACGACAGCTGCGAACGAGTCTCATTTATTTAGGGCCCAGCGTTTCGTTGTATATCGCCCAGAGACCATTAGCTCTCCCTTACCTAATCCACCTAACTCTGTAGACGCTAATGGAGCTCCGCTAGGACAAGACTTACGTGGTCGCTACTATTTCGTGTATACCTACCAGCACTGGTTAGATCTGGTTAACGAAGCATTTAATGCCGTCTGGTATGATACCCAGACAGCTGCCCCCGGTACTTCCCACCCCACGGCTTCTATTACTTCGCAGTGGGCCGCATACTGGGTAAGCTTGGGTGGAACGGCTGGTAATCAACCGGTTCTTCAGAGTTTCCCACCCAATATGACCTACGAGAAAGCTAATAATCTCTTTTCCGTTAATGCTCCGGCCTACTGCTGCGGTAATAGCTCTGCCTTCCAGACAGCGGCAGTTTCTCCGCCAACTTATGTGGCCCCTCTGCCAAGCTACGCTTGGTCCGCTGGTAATGCTAACGCCATTCCCGGTACTGTGCCTCCTAGCGGTGGCACTATTACGCCGTCCTACGCTACCAACGTGCTACAAGGCACCGAGTTAATGAATGTGTTTTTCAACACGGATATGATGGGCCTTTTTACGAACTTTAACAACATATTCATCGGCGACGAGATATCCGGTAGAACTAATATGCTTTTGATAACAAACAAGGGCGATAACCTTATTAAGTATAAGCAGACTAATGCGTTTACTACTGCTGTAGGGGATAGCCCAACTATAACCGAAAATAAGCTTCTTATCAGCCTCCAGCAAGATTACGAAAGCACTTCTACTTTATGGTCCCCGATATCCGCTATCGTGTTCTCTTCTACGATGATCCCCATTTTCCCCGAGCAGACTGGGACCCCGTTAACCTATGGCGAAGGTAATGCTAATATCCCTAGCGAATCTACTTCGGCATTTACGCCCATTATTACGGATATTTCAGTCCCTATGATTCGGGCCGAAGATTACAGAAGCTTCCTCTCTTACACCCCTACGGGCGAATACCGTCTATCTAGCTTTACCGGATCCCGAACGGAGCTCCGCAATATTGATATCCAAGTGTTCTGGAAGAATAGGATTAACAACATCCTTTACCCGATTACTATGTTTAACCTCTCCAGCGTTTCAATCAAAATGATGTTCCGCAAGAAGTAAGCTAAAAAATATAGAAATGGTGCCGAATAATATATCTTGAAAGAATATAAAATGACCGATGCCGTCCAGAAAATGAGTGTATACGACGACCGCATCGTTCAGACGCAGCCCCGTTATGCGGTAGAGAAGGGTGCCTTATCTCTTACCAACGCCCCCTATACGGCACTCTCTCAGACGGCCTCCCAGCACACCTACAATATTACGGTCCCCTCCGAGGGAGTATTCGTAGACCGTGCTGTGGACTGGACCTCTACGTGCTTTCTCCAGCTGACAGCCTCCCCCAACACCTTCGCCGCCCTTGCCCCTTGCGTGGTTATCGGCCGTGATATTGCTCTGGCCCCCTTTCCCCTCCACACGCTGGTCCAGACTATGTCTGCTACTATCAACGACGCAACGGTGACGACCAATACCGGCGATGTGCTCCACGAGCTCCTCCGCCTCACGGATTACAACAAGAACCGTATCCAGAGACAGTGTCCTACTATGTTAGACACCTACGGCAACTACAACGTGGCCTTTGGTACTAACCGCAACCCTCTGGGCGACTACCAGTCTTCCACCAGTCGTGAGAACATCCCTAACGGTGCGTGGAGCCAGATCCAGTTTACCAACCCTACTGGGGCCACGCTTGTCGGCAACGGCACTTACACGGTCGGCACCGTGACGGTAGCTTACACCGCTGGTGTTCCTATCCAAGCTGCTGTCATAGGCGATGTGCCCGTCGGCGGCTACCCCGTATTCCTCTCCTTCCGCTCCACAGAGAAGCTCGTGTTAGCTCCCTTTATCTGGAGCGATATCCACGAGATGGATACCGGTATGTTCGGCGTTCAGAACATCCAGCTGGTAATGAACTTAACCAGCCCTTCCCAGACCACCCCCGTGGGCCGTGTGCTTCGCTCTTGCTCTAACATCGTGACTACGACAGCGGTCGGCTACAACACCGGTGTTAATAACGCTGGTGGGTCCCCCTTTACGGACTCTAGGGTAAACGTCCAGTTTCTGACTCCCTCCCTAAGCATCCCCCTACCCGCCAAGAGCATCGTGCCTTACTACGAGTTTCCCCGTTATGTCTCTAACCAGACACTACCCGCAATCTCTAACGGCCAGACCCACTCTATCCAGTCCCAGACTATTACCCTCCCTTGTATCCCCGATCTGCTAATCCTCTACTGTAAGCCCCAAGTATACGCATCAACGGATGCCGACTGGTATCTCCCCATTACAAACATTAGCGTGAACTTTGATAACTTCTCGGGCCTACTCAGCTCCATGACAACGGAGCAGCTCTACACCATGTCCGTAATGAATGGCTTAGAGATGGACTACAACACATGGAGGGGCTACACGCAGTCTGCTAATGTTGCCGGTTCCACGCCCCCTACCGGCCTTAAGTCCCAGCTCTGCGGCGGCTTTTTAGTCCTCAAGCCCTCCAAGGATATTACACTTCAAGAGGGACAAGCACCTTCTGTCGTGGGCAACTACACCTTCCAAGCTACCATGACGGTCCAGAACTGGTCCCCAAATCCCGTGACAAACGCCACGCTGTATGTAGTGACGGCTAATAGCGGCTATTTTGAAACCGTAAAAGGCAGCTCAAGGGTGATCAAGGGAGTGCTAAACGAGGCCGACGTAATCAACGCACCTATGGCTGCCGCTGGAACACGCAGCAACCTAATGCGTATTATCGGCGGCCGCTCCGCCCTCCACCGCCTTGGCAACGTGCTAGGCCGTGTTAAGGAGTTTATGGGCCCCCGCCACGAGTCCGGTGGTGCCCCTTCTGGGGGTGCGGCTCCCGTAGGAGGTGCTAGATCCGCCGGTGCCAGATCCGCCGGTGCCCGTGGCCTTGCCAACCGCCTAATGTAAACATTTAGCTTACAAAATATATATAATCAATATAAAAGAATGAGTACCGATGGTAAGCGTTCTTCTATATGCGGATGTGCTTGTCACCTTAGCCCGTTATACCCCTACCGCAATAGCCCCGATATGGCCCTTTTCTATTCAACAATAAATACAATAGCTACAACCCCGGCCCACGCAGTTGTAGGGGGTAATGTAAACCCCCCAGAGAAAACCCCAGATATATTATCTAAGGGATTAAATGGGGGAAGCCCTTCGGTAGCCGCAACAGTAGCGACCATCACGACTTTAGCCGACTTACCGAGCATACTACGGGGTTAGCATATAGTTAGCGGCCCGTAAAACTGTATCCGGGTTATAAGTAGTATTAACTACTTATAGTCCGTATATCCTCTATCCGATCCTTAGGCTTGTATACCCTTCCTAGCATCCTTGGCTCTGGCTGCGGCTATAGTCGCATGTTTAACCTTAGCGTCCCGTAGGTTATCTTCGTACATCCACCGTATAGCTACAGTAGTCCGCTTGGCTTCCCTAAACCACCCCTCATCTATATCGCAGCCCTCCTCTAGCCGCCTAGTCCGCTCTATACGCCTTATCATCTTGGCCCAGTAGTCCATCTCCGCTTGTGCCGCTAAAAGGTGCTCCGCCGTATACCTCATCGTTCGCCTATGACCTTTGCCGGGGATTTAATCTGGGGAAACAAACGCACCGGGGACTTTTTTACCAGTTTATGGCTAGGGCCAGATTGTTAGGGCTATACTTATCTGCCTTCCAGTCGCCCTTAATAGCCTCGTGTGACCTATGAAACGCTGTCCTCTTCTTTCGTGCTGTCCCCTTAGGAACCGACCCCTCCTTTTCTAAATAGGTCCAAATCAGAAAGTCCCCATATGTTGTGCGACCAAAACGACGCACGGAACCATCTGGTGCTAGGTACATTAGCTTATGGTCTGGGTCATTAGAGAACTCTAGACGGGCCGGATCATACTTAGCCTTTTTAGCGACAGCACGGGCATCGCTTAGGTATTTAGCACACCCGTAGCCTATGTCCTCTAGCTGTTGCTTAAAGGCCCCGCTACACTTACAATCGTCCCCAGAACTACCACAAGACCCCCTACCGAATATAGAGCCGATTGTATGGGCCTTTAGATACTTGTTAACACCAGATAAAGGGTTAAGCCTATTGGATACCTTATTAACAACATTATCTAACCAAGAAATACCCGTATATTTAGGCTGCTGTAGGGGGGTATTTATTACAGTTGTCCCAGCAGCCTTATTACTCATTAGAGCGTAAAGGGGGTCGTCTTTGTGAGCTATACGCCGATTACGCCTTTCGTTATAGGCTTTACTTTCTACCGCTGGGTTAAACGATACACCTTCTACAACAAGGCCATCCGCTATTAGGTTATCAACTATGGCCCCGCCCAGCGAATGGCCTACCGCATAGAAGGGTATACTGGGATAAATAGTATGTAAATGTTTTACTATTTCGGCGTCCTTCTTATATCTAGCTGTCGTATTAAGTCTGTTAACCGCTATAGCCGCATCGGCGGCTAGATCACCCGTATCGGTTGGAACAGTACCACGCACGGCAATAATAATGTTATTACCCTTACGAAACGCCTTAATGGTCGGAGAGTTATATACAATAGTCCAGCCGCCGATAGCTTTAAGATTTTTATTTGTATCGTAAGCAGACTGGGCCAAGTCGCCCAGAACCGTATCGCTGTCTGGTAATGCCCCGCCCTTAAGAACCTTTTTAAGCTCTGCCGACTGGTCCTTATATTCGGCCCCTAGCTTAGCCTTAGTGGGGTGCTTTAGAACACCGAGCAGAGTTGTATGCTCCTTTACAAAATCCTTACGGGGAATAACTATAGGCGTAGCACCCCCTTTACGCTTCTGGATATTTAGGGCAAAGTTGGCTCTACGCCTAGTAGTAAGCGTATAATGCTGCGGGTTAGCTAGAACATATTTAGCAAACTCAAGCGGTTCCATACCGGCCCGTTTAGCTTGAGCGGTTAACGCACCCTCTTTGATATTGGCTTCTTGGATCCAGTTATCGTTCATTCTATTACAAAATAGATATAATAAATATAACCATTTCGTAATGTAGGCTGATGTAGGCTAAATCGCAGAATAACAGTTAGGCGAAAGAGAAAATAGAGGCCCCCTAGGGGGCTTTACGATTTACCTTACACTACCCTACATATCTGGGCTAAACCCGTAAGACTGCTTAACCTCCTCTTGCGGGGCTACCACCTTACGCTTAAGGCCCTTATATACGGCCCCAGTACCGGTTCGCCCGTGATCTATACCGTTAAAGCTTAGCATCTGTTTAAACCAGCGGTCGTCGCACTTTTCCGTATGGGTATCCGCCCTATAGGAGTTCTTTAGCTCGGTGGCCCCTATGGTATCTTGGGCGTTATGGGTTAGATCATAATGCTTGTTTAGCCAGAACTTAAGCGGGTTGTTATCGTCTATATATTCGCCCGTGCTACTCTTAACGGCCTCGGGTATTTCTATTACCTTAGCATTCTTAACGCTCTTATCGTATGTATCCGTTAACATTAGTATAAACTCATTACGCCACTCGTCGCTAACGCACTTTACATTCTTAACGTCTGGGTCGCCTTGGCGTTCGTGCGGCTCTACTGGGTTAGCTACGAAGTTAAAGGGGAACTTAAGCACTTCCATACGGCGTTGTAGGCCCGTATCTACCTTGCTTAGCTTGGGTATATCGTTGGCTTGGAAAAAGGGCTTATACATCGGCTTGAACTTAAATATATGTTTGCTATGTAAGGTCCTAGCTTCCATCGGGTCGCCGCCGCTTATCTTCTTTAGCATACTAACTTGTAGCTTCTCTGCCGTTTCTGGTTCACTACTCATCATAAAGCGTTTACACCTAGCCTCTACTAGGGCCGGTACTGGCTGATCTAGGCGTTCTTGGATCTTGGTAAATAGGCTTACATTAACGGGGTAGTAGTAGTTGCCGAACGCTACTCTAATAAGCTCCGTTATAACCCCCTTACCGTTGCCGCCCTTGCCCGTAAATACATAAAACTTTTCGTATTTGTTGTAGCCTAGTAAGCTAGAGGCTAACACCTTTAGTAAATAGTCGGTAGTTGCGTCGTCTTCGTGTAGGCCCTTTAGGAACTTTGTAATATCCTTACGCACCTTAGGGTTGCTAGTCGGCATAGGGTAGCCCGTAGTAGTGCTAATGTAATCCGTAGGGGTTATGGGCCTAAACTTGCCTTGCTTTAGGTCGTAAAGCCCGTCGGTAAATGCGAACAGTTCGGCGTTGGTATCCATCTTAGCCTCCAGATCTGGGTCGCTATAGTAGGTATCTAAAAAGCTAATAACCCCGCTACAAAAGTCAGCCCCACCTAACTGCTTGTAGGCCTTATGTACCAGTGCTACCTTCTCGTCGCATTTCTCCTTTAGTTTCTTATGCTCCTCCGTGTTAGCCGTAGCACTTGCGTCCTTAGCGAACTTAGTTAGTATGGCCTTCTTAGTATCTAAGCATAACTGCTGGAAGGTATTACTAATATCACCCTTAATACCGCTAGGCGTAGGCTTTTCGCTATGGGACCATACATTATTAGGGCTTAGGCTATACCAGCCTAGGTGCTCGTTGTAAATATACTTATCTGGTAATATATTGTAAAAGTATTTAGCTACGTCGTTGCTATTTAGTAGCTCTAGCATATTTAAAAAGTCGTTGCGGGTTTCCATTAGCTCGTAAAACTTAGCGGGGTTGGCCTTCTTAAGCTTATGCCATAAGGTAGCTTCGGTTAACTGTTTAGATCTGCGGTCTGTAAAGCTACCCCACTTTTTAGCACACGCTCCAGCTTCGTATCCTATATTGGGCCGCTTACTAACCTTATCCCAGTCGGCACATGTTAGCTTCTTATTAAAAAATATAATACCTATATCTAACCAGTCTTGGTAGTTCTTTAGCACCGTATCTGGTAGGGCCATCGCCACCTTAACTAGCTCGTGTTCCTCCTCTACCTTTGGGGTCGTTGGTATTACTGGTTCCGTTGCTACGGATACTGGCTCGGTCTTTGGTGTTGTAGGTTCGCTAAAGGTTA